TACACATTCTAACAACATAACTAATGTCATTATCATGGGAGCTATTTTCTTAGAACAATTCAATCTACGGACCATTAGGTCAGATATTTGAAGTTGTACTTTAACTCGCAACTTATCAAAATACGTGACAAGTTTTACTATCAAAGCTTTCATGGCTTACCTCCTTTGGATTTCAAATATTGGACGACTCTCCAACTACTTAAACCCAGTCTGGAATCAATTTGATTCGTTTTGGTGTAGCCTAGGAAATCGGGCATCATATCGATAGCTTCCTTTCCAACTTTGTCAATGTTGTCCAGGAAACCTGGGATCTTCAATCCAAGCTTATAAGAATCCCCTTTGATGCAAAAATCTACGAACTCTTCGAATAATGGGTGATGGCAAGAGTTTTCTATTATACTCAACGCTCTTAGCGTTACCATCTTAGGACCCCAGACTTCCGGGTCATAGAAGCGTTCTTGAGCTAGCAACCTCCCTAGTGCTCTTGAGGTTGGGTAGACTCCAACCATGGTACCCTGGCTATTCCGGTAGGAAACAGAATGCCACCGTCGTAGGTACACACAGTCTTGTTTACTCACATACTGCTTTGAAGGGTTCATTTCTAAACCGTGACGAGTATATGAACGTATTACATCATCCACATTAATTCCTTTAAACGATAGGATCCCATCATCTCCGTACGCTTCAGAGTAAGGATTGCGCAATTGCTTCATCTCGAGTGCCGCTTCATGCTGGAGGGCTGTGTGGCCATGAATTTCATCGAAATTCGTTCCTCCTGAGCCTGAACCCATTCCGTGTTCACCTTCATAAATGAGGTTTTCCGTTACTACGAGTGGTATCCTGAATTTAATAGGGTAGATGGTTTCTAACCATTGTTGATCTACTCCTAGTCCAGCGTATACTTGCGCCGTGGCTGTTTGAAGGTTATGGTTGAAATGTTGATCAAACTTGGAAAAGTCTGTACATATAACGTAATCGTCACCTTTGCTATCGAACAGACGAGTGATCTTTTTGTCAACCGCATCCATACTAATTAGTGCCGAAACAAGGCCGTGTTTCTGGTACGCCTGGATTGCTGGCTGATAGAAGCGGAGTTCTTCTATATTTATTGCGAATGGAAACATCCACACGTCTCTCTGTTTGACGTCTGTTGGTTCAGGACCACCTTCTTGTCCTCTCCATCCGAGTACCGCTGCATAACGATATTCATCGTGCGGATACTTAACGGTTTCACCTTCTACCGTGAAGGGCAGTGTCTTATTAACTACTGCTCGTCTTTTTGTAAAGTACGGAGACCCTGAGTTGGTGCTTAATCGCATGGACTCAACTGTACTCAACTGGTTACGGAGACGCACGCCGTGTGCCAGTTTAAAACTATCAATAGTAGCCTTAATTGCTTCCTGCTTGATAGGTTCCCCACCATCAACAATGGATGAGTAGTATGATTCAATGTTTTCCATTCTGTCTTTGAGGGGTAACATGATGGACATTGGACCAACTTTCTTCGCCATCTCCTCCTCATACTCAGTTAAGGTAGGAAATGCCTTCATCTTAGAATGGCTATGAATGACATCCATCCAACTGTCTAGCACAGATGAACGTGTTTGCCCTTTCCAAAAGGGTGGTCGGATATCATCCGGTTGCCCGTCTTCGACATGACGAAAGTAAGCCCGCAGGCCTGGATTTGGTAATTTAAAGTAATCACCGAACTGGTTGCTTGACTTTTGCATAGCACACCTCCTTTATTTATTGGTAAC